GACTCCCTGATTGACATCCTCGCCGAGCAGATCGTCTCCATCGAGGGCATTGAGGGCGACCCCAAGACCATCATCTCGGACTTCGAGTCTTGGCGCGACATTCTTAAGGTGGCCCAGACCCTGATGTCTGAGGCCGGTCTTACGGAGGCCGAAGCGGGAAACTCCGTATCCTCACCAGCCTAGTCAACTCCGCTGTTGGTGAGGAAAACAAGCATTCGGAGACGTGCAAGAAGGGCCGCCGAGCCTGTCTGAGATGCAGCAACCACATTGCGACGGCTATCGGTGGAAAGCTACCTCCGGTCGATCTGGACAAGCAGCATTGGTTGGTTTGCGTCGAGCACGCGTCCTGCTCAGCCGGACGCCCCGTACCACCCCTCGTCGCTCTGACCCTATACTACAGCGTGTGTGTGGAGTCGCTGGTCACCCCGCTGTCGTGGCAGCTTCTGAAGTTCTACCAGCGGATTTGGTCGAAGTCATTCAACTCAACCGAGGAGTACCTCAACTTTCCTTGCATCATTGACGATGCAATTGACGTTATCACGGCTGAGCTAAACGAGATCAACCGGGTGAAGGCGAAGAAGGAAAAGAACGACGTGGAAGCAGCGCAAAGGAAGCTTAGCGGTAAGCGGAGGTAGCTATGGCTGATAAGTATAAAATCTCGTTAGAAGCCTCGAACTCGGCAAGCGCCGAGATTCAGCGTTTACAGAACGAGCTGGTCAAGCTGGGTGGTGAAGCCGCCGTCGCCTCGCAGAAGGAAATCAACAAGCTCAACCGCGAAATCCGCCTCTTGAACGGGGAGGCCAAGACCGGTTCGCCTCTCTGGACCCGCTTCACACAGGGCATCGCAGTCGGTACGATTGTGGCTAATGCCGTGACCAAGGCGTTCAGCTTCCTCAAGAATGAGATCGCCAGCACTATCGGGGCGGCCGTCGAATCCGAGAAGGTTTGGAATTCGGTAACGGCATCTCTGAAGCGCCACGGCGACGAAACCGGGGCGAACACCCGACTGGTACAGCAGTTCGCCACAGGGATGCAGCAGCTGACCGGGATCTCCGACGAGATGTCCGGACAGGCGTTCCAGAGGCTCCACGACGCGGGCCTCGGGGTGCAAGCATCCTTGGCCCTTATGGCGTCCGCCGCCGATCTGGCTGCGGGTACAGGTGAGGATCTGCTCTCTACGGTCGATAAAATGACTAAGTTTATCTCGGGCGCGTCGAACGAGATCCGGGGCCTGAAGACCGAAATCACCGCCGCTTCCTCAACCCAAGAGCGTATGGCCGAGCTACAGCGGGCCATTGGCGAACGCTTTGCTGGGGCGGCCCAAGCCGATCTCAACACCTACGCGGGCAAGGTCCGGCTGCTGTCCGAGAACTACGATGACCTGAAGGAGGTCGTAGGCGGGAAGCTGATCCCGGTCCTGAGCAGTCTCGCCGAGTTAACTGCCGAGCAGTTCCGGCAGATGTCCAACGCCGACGGCTTGTTTGGCGCCCTTAAGGTCTTCCTTACCGTGTCGCAGGAGGAGCTGCAGGCGTCTATCGACAAGAATAAGGGCATGATCGCCGAGCAAAACAACTTCCGCAAGTTGAACACCAAGGAGCAGGAAGCCTACCTCCACAATCTCTATGAGATGGCCGTCAAGAACAGCGCCGCCGGGCTGAAGGTAGAAGCCGACGCCCTGTTTGAGAGGCTAGGTACGTTACGCACCATCAACAAGGCCATGCTGAAGGAAGAGTCTGACACCTCCGCCAAGCGTCTTGATATTCATCAGGAAGCGATGGCCGACATCAACAAGACGCTTGCGGAGTTCAAGCCGCCACCTCTCAAGATCGAAATGAAAGCCGGGGCAACGAAGACCAAGACGAACTGGACCGCTGACCTCGAGGCTGACCTGAAGAGGTACGCCGCCACGGATGATGAGATCACAGAGGGGCTGATCCAAAACGCCAAAAACAAGGCCGACGCAGACAAGATCCTCAAGGACCAGAACGCAGAGATCCTCGCTCAGCAGGAGGCACAGCGCGACGCGTACTTCGCCCTGACCGATGCCATGGGCGGGTTCGTTGATCTTTCGAACGTGTTTGGAGCCGATATCTCGCCCCAACTGATTCAGCAGATGGAGACCATTGGCAATAGCGTTAATGCCATGATCAACGGGGTTAAGACCCTGAACACCGCCTTTAGTGGAACCATCCAAATCGGCAACACAGTCAAGAACGTGTTGGGCGCCATGGGCTCAGCCCTGAAGGCTGTGACTGGCGGGATTGGCGAAGCCATCGTTGCTTCGGCCAAGTTCGTGATTCAGTTGGGTAAGGAAGTCGCTGCCTTGATCCTGTCGACGATGAAGTACATCGCCCACGCAGCGGTCCTCGCTGCCAAGGCCGTAGCGAGCATTCCGATCGTCGGTCCTGCCCTTGCGGTTGCAGCCGGTATTGCAGTGGCTGGGGGCCTGACTGCTCTCATCGCTGGATTCGATGACCCACGCAACGACGCTATCGCACGCAAGTGGGGTCGCGACGCGGGGAATCAGTATATGCAGGGGTTTAAGTCCGTGACGGGCGCCCCGCAGTTCGGTCGCTCGGTGGTCGCGTCTCAGTCGGGAGGTGCTGTTGCTGGGGGAGGTATGGTTCAGATGATCCAGCTGAACTTCAGTGGCATGGCCGATGAGGAGTTCGTTCGTCGGACAGTGTTGCCTGAGGTGGTTCGCGCCGCTGACGTAAATCAGACGCGCGTATTGGCCCGGAGCCGCAACCCCCTTGGAGGGCCCAGCGCCTCTTACCGTAGCGGATTCAACGGCATCCCGGGCGGTGGTGGCGCGGGTGGCGGCGGTAAGGGCGGCCAAACCGATGCCGAAGAGAGCTTCTCGTAGGAGACGACTATGGGGTTCATTAAGTTCTATACGCCGGTAGGCTTTGGCCAGACGATCGTCTACAGCGTGACGAGCACGTTCACGGGTTCGCAGTACAACAAGAACCACCTACTCGATGGCCATCTCGCCGCTACGTGGAAGGCATCTGGGCTAACCAGTCCGCCGCAGGAGATCGTCGTCAAGTTCACCGCCACCACCCCACCTCCGTGGGATACTTTCGGTGTATGGCTTACCCACTACGACACGATCTGGCAGACCATGCTTCTCACGGTGTCGTGGTCGGACGATGGGGCCATATGGAACGAGCTGGTGGCCGACATCCCGGTCGACAACACCGACGCGTCCAACAACCGGTTTCCACTGTGGTATACCATCGTACAAGACCCGATAATCGTAACGGCTGTGTGGTGGAAGTTCTCTTTCAGCACCGCCGCCCCGTTCTCTCTTGATTTCCCGGGCATCCCGGAATTCGGCGAAATCTTCTTGATGAAGGAGTATGAGACCACAGCCACTGGCGAATACCCGATATCAGATCTCCCGGAGTACATGAACACTGAGTTCAAGGCCCGGGACGGAAGCCGCCATTTCATCGCCGACGCGCGCCAGCCTGTGATCCACTTTGAGCGCAACATCCTGACGTTCGACAACCCGGCCACGGACGACACGAACGCAGAGATGATCGAGACCCTCTTCAACAACTGCCGGGGGTCGCTCCTTCCCTTCATCTACAACGAGGGAACCACCATCTATGACGCGTTCCTTTGCCGCTTCGACAAGGACGTTCCGAACTGGGAGGACCTCGAGTTCGAGGTTCGCAAGTATCAGCTGAAGTTCACCACCCTGCCATACGTGCAGGACGGATCGACGTACTAGAATGCTAACCACCACGTCTGGATTTGCGAACAATATGCTGAGGTCGGGGGTGGCTTCAGGGTGGGTGGTGTCGTTCACGAACGGGACGACGACCTTCTACTATTCTGAGGAATTCCGCAATCTTACTACGTACCTAACCCACCCCTTCCTCAAGCGCATCTCCGCAATCGATGCGAGCATAGACCCGCTCTTCGGCAAGGAATTTCGGGTCAACGACGTGACCTTCTCGCTGTTCAATCACCAGTACTCTATGGACTCGAACGGTGGCCCGCTCTACATCGACGAGCAAATGAAGAACTGGAAGGGCTACCCGGTTAACGTGTGGCGCCTCAAAGGCGAAGATACCGTGGCCGATTCGATGTTGCTGGTGTTTCGGGGATTTCTCTTGGATTGTAAGAGCGTAAACCGGGACGAAGTACAGCTTTTGGCAACCAGCCGCGTGCCTCTGATCTCAGAGACTCCGTTGCCTCGCCGCACCCTGCGTAGCGCCTACCCCAATGCCCCGGTCAACCCGAACAATGACGTTCTCGGGTCGCAGGATACGCGGAACAAGCGGGTGGTTCTGTCTCGCAAGATCCCCATTGTCTACGGCTCCTTCACTGGATCCGAGCCGTGGCTCACCACGCCCGGTACGGGGATGGCTGTTGCTCTAGCCACCGACGACATGACGGGCACCAATCGCCCGAAGCTTGTGGTGGCCGACCATCCGATCTACTCGATCAGCGACCCGTCCGGAAACACGTCTCCGCTCTGGTGTCGCCAGCCTACCATTGAAAAGTCCAGCTTCACGCACGGCCTGCAGTGGTTCAAGACGAGCCTATTGACCATCGATGTGAACGAGGAGCAGGACGACGCGGTCTTTCGCGCCGTTATTACGCCCGGCCTACGCGCCTATGTGCGTGTGAAGCCCTGCGACTGGAAGCCCGGTGACTTCGAGCAGGGCCTGAGCGCAGAGGAGATTCAGGCCGGAAAAGAGACATCATACCACCTCTATACTTATTCTCTGCCCGGAGACGTCAACGGGGTTTACCAGATCCGCGAGCCCGAGGATCTCTCCAACATCTACGACGACGATGAGACCACCTTCGCCTTTCAGCGAGATACGTTCGATAAGAACACGGCCCCTAAGAAGCTTGCCTCTCATTTCCCCCTGATCTTCCCTAGCTTAGGGAATGAGAGGGCCATCGATGCAACAAACGGTATCGGTCGCATGGTCGGGACTGGCACCTTTTCCGTGCGAACGGCGGCTTATACTACTGGGTCGATCAACTCCGGGAAGGTTGATGCTTATTGCTTGGCGGCTGGTGCGGATGGGTTTAACATGTCGGCCGATCGGTTCATTGCTAGCTTTGCGGTCATCGGCACCTCAACCACCCCCAGCACCGTAACAACCACCTTCGATGAAACAACCGACATTCAGCCCGGATCTTCCAGCAACCTTTACATAGCGTCTGATTACGGGTGGCGATTGGGCGATCGGTTCTTTCCCGGAAGCAGGAGAATCCAGCCGTGGCTGTTTTTGATCACGGCCTTTCCCACACAGACCTTCATTGACAGCAACTCTGATGGGAGTGTTGTTGGCACCCCCACTTACATCCTGAAGGTGTACTCGGCTTACCTGCAGCTCGAGTATGAGCCGGTGAACATTTCTGAGTACTGGGTTAAGTGCGCCGGTAAGACGTTCGGATCGTGGATCGATGCGGGGGGCAGATCAAACTCGTACGATGAGGGCGACCTAATTGAGGACCCGGTCTATATCATCGAAGACCTCCTCCGCAGCCACACCTCCTTTGTTGGCCAGACCGCAGACATCGACACAGCTTCCTTCGATGCCGCAGCCAACTCTAGCGTACAGGCCCGCATCAATTTCCACTCCGACAATGAGATGTCGGCCGCGAACGCCATTCAGAACCTCTCCATTCAGTCGACCTTTGTGTTCGCGGTGTCGGCGTTTGGCCGCGCGCGGGCCATTGCCCTGAACAATACAAGCCCCACCGTCAACAAAACGATCCTGTTCCATCAGGTCCTGAATGGGCGCGTTAGCCTGTCCCAGACCGAGGAGATCTACAACTCCATGGAGATCAACTCCCGTTTCTGGCAGGAGCAAGGATCGTTTGCGGATATCAACATCTTTGAAAACCAAGACTCGATCGATGATAATGGTGAGCGTCAATACGCCCAGTCGTGGGCTAATATTGCGGGCCCCGCCGACGGAGTAGGGGACGCTTCGGTCAAAACCGTGACGGACCTCCTAATTACCGACTCCAACTCTCTACTGGCTCGGACCCACAAGACGATCGCGCTTACGTTGATTGACACATTCGGAATCGATCTCGAGCCGGGCGACTGGATTGAGCTGGATTCAAACAGTTGGGATGCAAGATTCCTGTTCTACGGAGAGACGTGGGCCGGGTTGAAGTTCCTTGTGAACCGTGTGACCCATGAAATGGGTGGCACCAAAATCGAAGCCATTCAACTGTACGCCTAGGGAAGACCAATGCGGATTGTCTTATTCAACGAAGATACGCGCGAATTAGGCGCCGGGATTCACAGTCCGTACGTTGGATTGGGCGCCGCCGTAGAGAGCAGTCCGTCGCTTATCACAGACGGAGATGACGCCAACTTCCCGAACCGACTCTATACGGTGTCGGCCAACGCGGCGCAGGGCAAAAGCACCCAGACCCGCACAGCAATCCGCCTTCCCTATATCTATCATGAAGACCACACCGAGGTGGTGCTTCACGGTCTAGCGTGGCGCACGGCGGATATTTCTGGGTCCTATACGGTGCGTCTTTATGTGGACACTGTGTACTCCGATCAGGTCGTAACGACCGAGTACGCCAATCCATCTGAAGTGGTCGAAATCACCAGAGCGCTGGCTGGTAATGGGTTTATTGAAGGCGATAACCTCGAGATTCGGGTAGACCTGATCTTGATGTGACCGTCCTTCCAAGACGAGCCGGTGCACGGCTACCTCTACATGCCGGTCATCGAAGTCGATACTATGGTAGACTCAGGATCTTCAACCGACGACCTTGATGACGTATGCGACCGGGGTGCAACCACAGACCAGATCATTACAGCCGCCGGGTTTCGATCTAACGGAAACATCGAAGTCAACTACGATGGGGTTGATGGGAACTCGTTCATCTACTTCTATGAGGGCGCGTCACCGCGAGGCGCTTTCCTACAGTGGGTTGACGCTTATACGGGATTCTACTTCTCAAAATTGCTGGTGGTGAACGGAGATATCCGGGCTAACAGCAACGTGCACATCAACTACGACGGGGCCGACACCAGCACTGAGATGCAGTTCACTTTAACAGACGGTCTCTACAAGGACTCAGACAACACCCCGACCTCAAGCGTCTTGACGACGGGGATTGCGGCCCTAGTCAACGGTAATCTTGCCACAGAGGCGGTTGCCTTTTCTGTGAACAAGGACTCGGTTGGGTTTGACCTCGGTGTGTCGAAGACCGTAACTAGAATGCGCCGCTACGATGGCAACTCGGCCAGTGACAACATCTACACAGGCGGCGGGTTTGATTCATTGGCAATTTATTCTAGCGACGATAATTCAACGTGGACGCTCCACCAGACGTACAATCCGGTGGTTCGCATAGACACCGGTAGCGGAAACGTGCACTACGTCGAGCTTACGCTAACCACGCCAGCAGCCGCCCGCTACTGGAAGATGCACGCCCCCGAAAATGCGATCGCGGCGTTCAATGGCGACCAACTTAACTGCACCGAAGTTGAGGCGTGGGGCTACCCAAACCCGGATGAGGATGGCTTCCTCTACTTCTTTGAAGGCGGGTCTCCAACCGGTGCGCACCTGAAGTGGGACGATGTCGACGATCGGTTTGAGTTTAGTGAAGCGTTGTTTGTAAACGGTGTGGCAACCGCATCCGAGCTTAGGTCGAATGGCAGTATCTATGCCAACTACGACGGTCCTAACGGTAACGCCCACCTCTATTTCTATAACTCCACCCCCACCGGGTCATATCTCCAGTGGAACAACGGAGTCGGGCAGTTCATCATGAACCAGCCGCTTACCGTAACCGGCGACCTTACGGCCACCGGGGCGCTTTTGGGCACCTCTTCAGACGTATCGGGCGAGGCCCGGTGCGACAGCCTTCGAATCGACCAAACCCCAAGCACAACCGCGTCTCCGATGGTCTCCTTTGACGACTATATTCTGGTTAACCTCAACGGTACTAGCTGGCGAATCCCGGTATTCCCAGCCTAGTGTAAAATCGGGTACTTAGGAAAGGATACTAGTCATGGCAAATGCACTCTATGGTCTCGGGCGAAACGCCTTCCTTCTGGGCGATATCGACTGGGTCGCTGACACTATCAAGGTAACGTTGATCGATGCGGCCGACTACGCGGTTTCGATCGATGTGCACCAGTACATGAACACCGATACGGTGCCTGCGGCGGCCAAAGTCGCTACGGCCACCCTCTCCGGTAAATCTGCGGCGCTGGGGGTTGCTGACGCCACAGACGCGGTCTTCAGCACGGTGTCTGGCGACCAGTCTGAAGCCCTCATCATCTGGAAGGATGGTGGTGGCGGTGGTACGTCCGCTTCGGGTACGACCGATCTTCTGATCGCGTACATCGACACGGCTACCGGTCTGCCGATCACTCCCAACGGTGGTGATATCACCGTGGTATGGGACAACGGAGCA